CCCAGCGGGCGGTGGCGAGGCGGTCGCAATAGTCATGTTCATTCATGGTTGTCTCTAACACCCGCAGTCACGGCCCGGTCTAAAGGCGACCTCTTCCTGCTGGGTGACGTGGCAAATGAAAGATGATAGGATTAACGGTATGACAGCAGGCAGACCGACATCATACACCAAGAAGCTGGTGAAAGCGGCTTGGGATTACGTCAATGGCGGATGGATCGCGGCAGGCGATAAGGTGCCTACCGTGGCCGGATTGGCGTGCGAGATTGGCGTGCATCGTGACACCTGCCACGAATGGGCCAAGGACGACAGTAAGCAATTTTCCGACATCTTACAGGCGATTGCCCAAAAGCAAGAGCGCGAATTGGTCAACAACGGCCTAACCGGCGACTTCGTGGCACCCATTACCAAGATGATGCTAACCAAGCACGGATACTCCGACAAGGTAGAGCAGGACATTGTTTCGTCTGACGGCAGCATGACGCCGAAAGACACAAGCGCGGCTGTGTTGGCTGCGCTTCAGGCAAAGCATAAATCGGATTGATCTATCCCTCATGACACCAAGTCAGGTTGCCGACCTTAGAACGGACTTGCTGGCCTTTACGCGGTACATGTTCGCGGCTCGCAAGTCTGCTGAGTTTAAGGTTGCGCCACATCACGAGGCTGTCTGCAACGCGCTAGAGCGCGTCGTGATAGGCAAAACAAATCGCCTGATTATCAACATCCCGCCGCGCTCTGGAAAAACAGAACTTGCCGTAAAGAACTTTCTTGCGTGGTGCATGGGAAACTTTCCAGACAGCGAGTTTATCCACGCCAGCTACAGCAAGCGACTTGCGACGACAAACACATGGGAGGCGCGTGCAATCATGCAGCACGAAGCTTTTGCTGATGTGTTTGGCAAACCGCGCTTTCGTGACGACAGTAACGCAAAAGACGAATTTCGCACTGATGAGGGCGGCATTGTTTACGCCACGGGGTCAGACGGCACGATCACGGGATACGGCGCTGGCAAGATGCGCGATCACTTTGGCGGCTGCATACTGATTGACGATCCGCACAAGGCTGGCGAAGGCAACAGCGAAACCATGCGGCAGAATGTGTTGGGCTGGTTTTCAACAACAATGGAAAGCCGAAAAAACAGACCAGACACGCCGATTGTTATCATTATGCAGCGATTGCACGAAATGGACTTGTCGGGATGGTTGCTGTCTGGCGGCAATGGAGAGCACTGGGACCACCTAAACATTCCCGCTCGAAATGTAGATGGGTCCAGTTTTTGGGCGGACCAGTTTCCATTAGAAATGTTGGACAGGCTAGAGCGGTCGAACAGTTATGTTTTTGCAGGCCAATACATGCAGCGTCCAGCGCCGATAGGCGGAGGCATCTTCAAGGACGAGTGGTGGAAGTATCTATCTGTTGCGCCGCGCATAGAGTGGCGATCTATCTATGCCGACACGGCGCAAAAGACGAAGCAAGAAAACGACTTTTCGGTTCTTCAGTGCTGGGGAAAATCACAGGATGGGCAAGCGGTTCTTTTGGACATGGTTCGGGGCAAGTGGGAAGCGCCGGAACTGTTGGAAATATCGCGGGCCTTTTGGCGAAAGCACGCAACGACGACGGGCATGGGGACGTTGCGAGCCTTCAAGATTGAGGACAAGGTAAGCGGCACAGGGCTGATCCAAACGCTCAGGCGCGAGGGTATCCCGATCACACCAATCCAAAGAAACACTGACAAAATAACGCGGGCTTATGACGCTGCTCCGATCATCGAGAGTGGGAACGTTGTTTTATTGCGAGATTTAGCGTATCTTTCCGACATGCTGGCCGAGGCCAGTGCGTTCCCTAGAGGGGCGCATGATGACACGCTTGACCCGATGATGGATGCAGTAATGGATATTTGCCACGGGTCGGATCAAGTTTTCGGAGTGCTATAAATGGCGTTGTGGCCTTTCAAGAAACAGACAGAAGAAAAGGCGCACCCGGCTGGCAGCGCATTGATGATAGGCGGCGGTCCGTCATGGGCGCGCAAAGATAAGGCGCAAAGCTACATCACCGAAGGCTATCAGCTTAACGTGATCGTCTATCGCGCGGTCAACGAGATCGTGAGGGCGGCGGCGTCAATCCAGATCGAACTCTACAACGGCGACGAAGCTGTTGAGCAGCACCCTGTTCTGGACCTGCTGAAAAACCCGCACCCCGGCGCGACGTATCAATCATGGCTGACCGAGATGCTAGTCAACCGGATGCTCATGGGCGAGATGGCCGCAAGCGCCGACAATCCCCGCCAGCCCGCTGAAATATGGCCGCTCTTGCCGCTCAATATCGGGATCGTCCCGGGGCCGTCCGGCATTCCCCGGCAATACATCTACGAAATCAACAACCGCAAGACGACGTTTGACGTTGACCAGATCACTGGCCAGTCTGACATGCTATTCGTCAAGACGTACAATCCCGGCGACTATTGGCGCGGGCAATCGCCGCTCATGGCCGCAGCTATAGCAGGCGACACGCACAACGCCGGGATGCGGTGGAACTACAGCCTGCTGAAGAACAGCGCACGGCCTAGCGGATTGATCCGGTTCAAGGGCGGCTATCCATCAGGCGAGATGGTTGCGCGGATGCGTGAGTATTTCAAAGCCAAGATGCAAGGGGCAGAGAACGCGGGCGAAATCCCGATGCTGGCAGACGACGCCGAATGGCAGGCGCTTTCACAGACGGCGCGTGACATGGACTTCTCGAACACGATGCGCGAGACGGCGAAATACGTCGCGGCGGCGCTGGGCGTTCCCCTGCCTCTGATCGACAACGACGCCAGCACGTTCAACAATCTCGAACAGGCGAAAGAGCGTCTTTACACCGACACCGTGATACCGATCATGCGCGAGGTGCTTGCGGCGCTTAACAACTGGCTCTTGCCGCGCTATGGCGACGGGCTGGAATTGCGGCTCGACCTTGATACGATCCCTGCCCTTGAGGCGCTACGGGAGCGGATGTTCAACCGCGCGGTGACAGCCTATCGTGAGGGCCTGTTGACGCTACAGGAGGCGCGGACACTGATCGGCTACGAGCCTGAGGCCGAAGGCGAGTTTAAGCCCCTACCCGGTGCGTCGTTTGATCTACCTGCTGAGGACATCAAAGCATTGGCCTATGGGCTGGACATTGAAACAAAGGCCGACAGCTACGCTCCGAGCGATGGCATGAAAGAGGAAGCCAAGCGCGGGCTTGAATGGCTGCGCGAGTTTAACCTGGGCGGCACTCAGGTCGGCGTTGCGCGAACGCGGGACATATCAAGCGGCAAGAACCTTTCGGCAGATACCGTCAAGCGAATGAGCAGCTACTTTGCGCGGCATGAAGTGGACAAGCAAGGCGAAGGCTGGTCGCCGGGCGAAGACGGGTATCCGAGCGCCGGACGTATAGCGTGGGCGCTATGGGGCGGTGATGCTGGCAAGTCATGGGCCGCCAAGATTGCAAAGCAGATCGACGACGACTGATGGCACGCAAGCCCGCATTTATCAGCCACAGCCCTGAGCGTGAGGCCGCTATCCAGTCGCGTCTATTGGACGTGATGGAGTCGCGCTTTCGTCGCAAGATTGCTGGCGTGGTGGCCGATGAAAGCAAGCGGTATCTCGAAGCGTATCAGGAACTAGGCTACATCCCCGCGCCGTCAGATGATGACGTGCAGGCGTTCCGTGATCTATACAAAGAGATCGGCTTGCAGACCGTGCGGACGTTTGGGGCGCGTGTTGTCAGTCAGGGCAAGACGCTGGGCTACGATCTTGAGTGCAAGCAGGAAGGCGGGTTCGCTGCGCTGTTTCGCTCATTGGCGCTGGCGTGGATCAACCTAGAGCCAATCCGCAAACGCATTACCCGCGTGACCGAGACAACGCGCGAGCGGATCGTGCGGCAGGTCGCGGCGGGGCAGGACGAGGGCTTAGGCGTTGAGGCTATTGCCAAGCGGATCAACCAAGCCGTGCCGAGGATCAGCCGCACCCGGGGCGCGTTGATTGCGAGGACCGAGCTT